CATGTATTTTTTGTAGCACACCCTGCCAAGCCATACAGAAATAGTAATGGCGAAATACCTTCACCTGGTCTTTACGATATATCAGGTAGCGCTAATTGGGCCAATAAGGCTGATGTAGGCCTAGTAGTACATCGTCCTAGAATGGGTGGTGATGATGACATAACTCAAGTTATTATCTGCAAATGCCGCCATAAGGCTGTTGGTAAACAGGGCAGAGCTAACTTTAAATTCCATATTGGTACAGGGGAGTATGAGATTACCTATGAAAATCAACAAAACTACGGAGTAAAATAATGACAAAAGAGAAAACACAAGCGCAGATCAACGAAGAGAAGCGTTTGGCTACACTGGTATATAATGCCAGACGTAAGAAACTTATTGAGGGAATATTAGAGGAAACCCACATCATATCTTCAATTGATGAGATCATCCATGATAAATTTAAAGCCTATGCTGTAGGACATTTAGATGAACAAAACATCTTTACTAAGAATCTTGCACAAGACCTTTACTATAACCGTGTAGGTTATAGAGATCACGACAGTAATCTTGCAGGTTCACAAGAATATGTGCTGGTACAAAAGACAGTACGAGATGGGGATATTTCAGCTGCAATATATTTAGTTAAAAAATCAAAGGAGGCAAATAATGCATAAGATAATAACAATGGTATTAAATTTATTTAAACAGCCACCACAATGGCAATTAACTAGTAGAGGAATAGTAATTGGTAATAAGATATATTTTAGTAATGAGGAGTTAATGTCTCCTGATACTATGCAATATAAATTTGCTATTGGCTTTCTTGATAAATTAATGGAACTCAGGATAGCTTATAACAACCCTATGTCGGCTAATAGTATGTGTAGGAGTAAGCAATATAATAAGCAAGTAGGCGGCAGTGAAAACAGCTATCATATTTATGATAATCAGCGTGGTTGTATGGCTATTGATGTACAAATTACAAATAATAGACAGAGGCATATTTTATCTACCATTGCCCAAAAGCTTGGTTGGAGTGTAGGGCATTATAAAACCCATCTACACTTAGATAGAAGAACAGATATAGGAAAACCTAATATCGTGTTTTTAGGAACAGGTTGTTAGCTAATTGCAGGGTTATTTGCAGAGGAATTGCAGAAAATGTCTAAATTTGGAGATAAAAACCATCCTGACCCTACACTAGCTCAAAAGAAGAGTGTAGCGGTGCGCAAGAAAAGAACTGAGCTACGTAATCAAACAGAACAATATGCTGATCAGATATTAGCAGGTGATGCGGGATATAAGCTACTTCAGTCTATCTTAAATGAAGCTCATAAGCGTAAGGATTTAAGTACGTTAAGATGGGCTTATGAGCTTATTGAAGGTAAGGCCAAAATAGCAGCTGAGATTGAACTGTCTGGTGAGGTGACAATTAACTTTCCTGAACGCTTTGAACAGGCAAAAGATAATGACATTCAAACTAACTAGAAAGCAAACAGAGTTAGAGGATTTACAGTGGAGTGATGCTCAACATGTTATGGCTTATGGTGGCAGTAGAAGTGGCAAAACCTTTCAGCATTGTATTGGTATTGTACCCAGAGCATTAAAGGAGCCAGGATCAAAGCATTTAATTGTGAGGTTTAGATTTAATGATGTAGCACGTAGTATTGGTAGAGGCACATTGGTTGATGTATTGAGTAAGATGAATGTGCCTTATAAAATGAATAAGGTAACTTATGAATTTGACCTGTTTAACAAATCTAAAATTATCCTGGGCGGCTTAGATGACAAACAGCGCGTTGAGAAGGTATTAGGTGATGAGTATATCACTGTGTATTTTAATGAGTGCTCACAAATTAGTTTTGATAGTGTTTGTGTAGCTTGGACACGTTTAGCAGAAAAGGGGGAGTATTTAACCCCTAAACGTTTTTATGATTGCAACCCTCCACCTAAAACGCATTGGACATATAAACTGTTTATGCAAGGGCTAAACCCTATAGATAACACCTCTTTTCTCCAAAAGACATGTTCAATATTAATGAATCCGATAGATAATATTGAGAATATATCGTCAGATTATTTAGATACGCTATCAGCATTACCAACAAGACAAAAGTTACGTTTTTTAGAGGGTAAGTTTTTAGATTTAGTAGAAGGTGCCTTATGGAGAAGTGATTGGATATGTAATAATCGCCTTATTAGCAAACCAGATAGCATAAATAGGATTGTTGTTGCTATTGATCCAGCAACTACTGCTAATAAAAATAGTGATGAAACAGGTATTATTGTTGCTGCATCTGACCAGGACAAAGGTTATATATTAGATGATTTAAGCCTTAAAGGCACACCTAATCAATGGGCTGTAGCTGCTATTAAAGCCTATGATAAATATATGGCTGATGCTGTAATAGCTGAGAGCAACCAAGGCGGTGATATGGTGCGTGTAGTAATACAGCAAGCAGCTCAAGAATTATTTAGGCAGGGTCAAAGATCTAGCAAGCATATTAACGTTAATCTTGTTAATGCTACTAAGGGTAAAGCTATAAGAGCAGAGCCTATTAGTGACTTATATGAACAAGGTAAAATTAGTCATATTGGGATATTTGATACATTAGAAGAGCAAATGACAACTTTCACTAATCAATATGATCGTAATAAAGATGGCTCTCCTGATAGGTTAGATGCTCTTGTATGGGCGTTAACAGATTTAATGCTAGTACCTCCTAGCACTGGTGATGGTTATGTTACACCTAAGCCCAAACGCAAGGTTGCTATGCATAAAGATGCAGTGGTAAATTGGTAGTATGGGTATTATTAAATCAGCATTAAAGCATTTTGGGTATGAGCCAGTTACCCATATGCCTAATAGCCAATTTAATTTTAAGGCATCATCACAAGGATCTACTAAAAATAATAATGAGCAGTTTAATAACGATTACATTAAAGAATTAGATGTTAATAATGGAGTTAGCATTTGGGAAAGAATGCGTGGCGGTGACCCTGAAATTGCCATGCTTCTAGCTGCTATTAAAAACCCTATTAAATCAGCTAAATGGGTGGTTGAACCAATTGACGATACAGATGAAGCAGAGCAAATAGCTCAATTTGCCGAGTGGATATTATTTGATAATTTAGGTAACCCTGGCCAACGTAATAATAAGACACGTCATGATTTTTTACATGAGGCACTAACTTGCTTAGAGTTTGGTCATAGCGTGTTTGAAGTAGTGCACAAAGTGCAACCTCTTGATGATTGCTTTAGGCAAAATTATCCTGCCCTGCTAAAAAACAAAGAAGACTTTGTAGCGATACGCAACTTTCATTTTATACCGCAGGATAGTGTTTGTGGCTGGCATGTGAATAAGTTTGGTGAGTTAGAGTATATTCGCCAACAGTTGGTTACAGGTAAGCCTGTAAAAATAAAAAACAAAACTCTTATGGTAATCACTGTATGTCGTGAAGGTGATAATTATGCTGGTAAAAGTATTTTACGTCCTAGTTACGGTAATTGGTGCATTAAAAATACCATTAAAGCCAATATGCGTGCAGCTAGCTCTAAACAAGCGCAAAACAAGTTTGTGATTCATCTAAATGCAGATGATTGTATTAGCCAAGGTGAAGTAGAAGAATTTGAAGATAGTATATTGAGTATCTCTGAAGGTAAATCTACTGTTGCTACTTTATTTACCAAACAGCGCAACGGTGGTGTGCAGCCTAGTATGAATATTCATGAGTTGGATTGTAAAATTGATTATGAAAGCCAGACAGAATATTTACAATTTTTAAATACTGAGATTAGTAAATCAGTTTTAGCCACATTTTTAGAACAAGGTATAGGTAGTAATGGTGGTGCTAGAGCATTAGGTAGTGATCAGTTAACTATGTTTTTAAATAGCGTGCAGTTTTATGCTGATAATATCGCTAATACATTACAGCCAGTAATTAATGAATTATTAGATTTAAACTTTGGCAAAATGGGTAAATATCCAAAGATCAAAGTAGTTGGTATTAATGATAATAAAGAAGAGTTTGTAAAGAATCTAGATACTTTAGTTAAGGCAGGTATTATATCACCTGACTTAATGCTAGAGGATATGGCAAGAAAGCGTTGCGAACTGCCTCCTAAGCAGCAAGAGCAAGTAAA